CCACATTCAAACATAACGGCTACGAAGTTTCTTCTGACGCTGATCCATTCTATGCAGACACTACTTCTGATCTGTTTACAGCATTACAGAAGATTGTAGATGGACGTCTCAAAGACGATAACCTCAAAACAAAAGCAGTTGAGGTTCACCTTTGGACAGAAGCCACAGCAGGCAAGTATGAAGCATATCAGCAGGACTGCTACGTTGTGCCGACCTCCTACGGCGGTGATACATCTGGCTATCAGATTCCGTTTACCGTCAATTATACCGGCGAACGAGTAAAAGGAAAATTTGATATCAGTTCCGGCACATTTACAGCTGACAGCGAATAATTTTTAGGAGGGTATAGAAAATGGCAAAGACAATTAATACAAACATTGATGATGGATTTCTTCTTTTCACATTCACAAACAAACAGGGTGAAGTGTTTTCTTCATTCAAGTTGAACCCTACTGATATTAACGTTGCAGCAAGAGCGGAAGAATTGGAAACTTTCTTTGAGCAGGCTCAGGAATCTGTTAAAAATGTTTCTTCCAGCAAAGAGATGGCGGAGATTAATAAGCAGATTGAGGACAAAATCAATTATATGCTCGGATACGAAGCATCTAAGGATTTATTCAAAGAACCAATTACCGCAACAACTGTTTTTGGAAATGGTCAGGTGTTCGCCTATATCGTTCTGGACAAAATCAATGAAGCACTTACACCAGAAATTGAAAAAAGAAAGAAAAAAATGCAGGAAGTAGTCAATAAGTACACGGAGAAGTATACAAAATGACCGCCTATGAGTTACCCACCTCACTAAATATCAGTGGGGTGGATTTTTCTATCAGAACGGATTTTCGAGTGATTATAGATATTCTCATAGCCATGAATGACCCAGAACTGGACGAACAGGCGAAAGCTGTTGTTATGTTACAGATTTTGTTTGAGGACTGGCAAAGCATACCCCTGGAACATCTTACAGAAGCTTGTCAGAAAGCTTGCGAGTTTATTGATTGTGGTCAATTCGATGATATCCCGAACAAGCCCAAACCCCGTTTGATGGACTGGGAACAGGATGGAGATATGATCGTTCCGGCTGTGAACAAGGTTGCTGGTAAAGAAATCAGATCAGTACCTTATATGCACTGGTGGACGTTTTTTGGATACTTTATGGAATCTGGCGAGTGCCTGTTCAACACCGTAGTTGGAATCCGGTCAAAAAAAGCAAAGGGCGAAAAGTTCGATAAATGGGAAAAGAAATTCTATCAAGAGAATAAAAACATAATTGACATAAAAACACGTCTCAGCGACGAGGAGCAAGCTTATAAAGATAAGCTGAATGAGATGTTGAACCTCAAATAGTTAGGAGGTGGGCACATGGCTGCTGATGGCTCAGTCATTATTGATACCAGAATGGACACATCAGGCGTGCAAAACGGCGTATCAGCAATCAGGCAGTCTTTTAACGGACTTGGCAGCGTAGTAAAAAAAATAGGCGTACTGATTGGCGGAGCATTTGCGATTGGAAAACTGACGCAGTTTGGTAAGGAATGCGTAGAACTCGGCTCTAACCTTGCCGAAGTGCAGAACGTGGTCGATGTTACATTCACAACCATGTCGGACAAGGTAAACGAATTTGCAAAGAATGCTATGACCTCTGCCGGACTGTCAGAAACCATGGCAAAACAGTATGTCGGAACGTTCGGAGCAATGTCTAAGTCGTTCGGTTTCTCCGAAGCACAGGCTTACGACATGTCAACAGCTCTGACACAGCTGACTGGTGACGTAGCATCATTTTACAACATCAGTCAGGACTTAGCCTATATCAAACTGAAATCAGTGTTTACAGGTGAAACGGAAACACTCAAGGACCTCGGCGTGGTAATGACTCAGTCGGCACTTGACCAGTACGCACTTGCAAACGGCTACGGCAAAACCACATCTGAAATGACAGAACAGGAGAAAGTGGCTCTTCGTTTGGCTTTTGTGCAGAAACAGCTATCTACCGCATCTGGTGATTTCATTCGAACATCTGACTCATGGGCGAACCAAGTGCGAGTGATGCAGCTGCAGTTACAATCTCTCAAGGCAACAGTCGGACAGGGATTAATCAATCTCTTCACTCCCGTTTTGAGAGTTATTAATATCTTGCTCGGTAAGTTAGCAACTCTGGCAAATGCCTTCAAGTCATTTACGGAATTAATCACCGGAAAGAAATCATCTGGCCAGACAGGCGCAAGTGGTGCAGGTCTTGTCGGAACAGATGCAATAGCTGATACGGCAGACCAATATGGAAATGCTGCCGACAATGCCGAAAAGCTGGCAGATGCAACAAATGATACAGCAGACGCAACTAAGAAAGCCACTAAGGCGGCAAAAGGATATCTTAGTCCTCTCGACGAAATAAATAATTACTCAACGGATAAAAGTGCGGATTCATCGTCAAAAGTACCGGGCGCAACTGGCGGACTTGCAGATCAGATGAAAGATGCTGTACAAAATGTTGATTATGGAAAATTGGCAGAGGGTGAGACAGTTCTTGATAAAATGTCAAAACCGCTAAAAAAGATAATCGACAGATTTAAACAGTTGGCTAAGTTAATCGCAAAAGGATTCTGGGATGGATTAGGAGATTACGAACCAATTCTTGACGGAATAAAAAAGGATCTCGATTCCATATGGAAATCTTTAAAGGATATCTTCACTGATTCAGAAGTTGCTAAAGCAGCAAATAATTTTTTCGATTCATTCGCATATGCAATTGGACAAGTTGCCGGCTCATTTGCCAGAATCGGATTAACAATTGCGCAAAACATTATAGGCGGAATCGAAAAGTTTTTAAAGCAGAACACGCAAAGAATAAAGAACTATCTGATAGATATGTTCAATATCGGCTCTGAAATTGCACAAATAGGCGGAAACCTTGCAGTTGCTTTTGCTGATGTTTTCTCAGTTTTCGGCGAAGAAACTGCGCAGCAGATTACTGCTAATTTAATCGGAATCTTTACTGAAATTGGAATGGTTCTTACGGAAACAGCCGCAAAACTTGGCAGAGACATCCTTAACATGATTGCGCAGCCTTTTATCGACAACAAAGACATTTTGAAGTCAGCAATTGAGGGCAGCCTCGGAGTAATAGAAACTGTAACAAGTGGGGTCTTAACAGTTGTTCAAAACCTTAGTGATGCAATATCGAGGCTATACGATGAGCACGTAAAGCCGTTCTTTGATTCTATAGCGAATGGATTATCAAGCATATTTGAGACTCTGATAACTGGATACAACACCTATGTTCTTCCAGTTTTGCAAGGACTGGCAGAACAGTTCAAAGGGCTATTAGAGGGACCATTAGGGGATGCGATTTTAAAGATAGAAACATTCCTCGGAAAACTCATTGATTCTCTGAAACTTCTGTGGGAGTCAGTGTTAGTGCCTTTGATTAACTGGATAATCGCAAATTTGCTTCCGGTTGTGGCAAAGATAATTGACGTTGTAGGAACCACAGCAATAAAAGTCTTGGAATCATTAATTAAAATAATTGGTGATGTAGCAGACACTCTGAGCGGAATCATTGATTTCCTTGTAGGCGTTTTCACAGGAGACTGGGAACTGGCTTGGCAGGGAATAAAAGAGATTGCGGATGGAGCATGGAGTTTTATCAAAGATGTTGTGTCAGGTGCGTGGGAGATAATTAAAACCGTAACAAAAGGCGCGTTGAGTATAATAAAGAGCATCATCAGCACTGCTTGGAATGCGATTAAAGCATTGACTTCAACAATCTGGAACGCAATCAAAAAGACACTTTCTGGCCTTTGGAACTCTCTTAAATCCACAGCCAGCACAGTATTTAATGCAATTAAAACTAAAGTTGTAGGCGTATGGGACAGCGTAAAGAACAAGACATCCCGAACATGGGAAAGCGTAGCTACGTTCGTATCTAATAAAGTAGAAGCGATAAAAAATGCTATCACTAATAAGTTTAATGCCGCCAGAGATGCAGTCAAATCTGCATTTGAAGGTATTGTTAATTTCATTAAAGCTCCGATTAATCAGGCAATCAGCATTGTTAATAATGCAGTTGGGATGATTAATAATGCAATTGGTGGAATTGAATCTGCATTTTCCTTTGGGCCTTGGACTGTTCCAACACCGTTTGGTTCAAAGACTATTGGATTTCATGCAACATTTCCACGTATCGGAACTATCCCATATCTGGCCAGTGGCGCAGTTATTCCACCACGAAGCGAATTCCTTGCGGTATTAGGTGACCAGAAGAAAGGAAATAACCTGGAAGCACCGGAAAGCCTATTACGGCAGATCGTCCGGGAAGAGTCAGGAAAAGGACAGGGAGACGGAAATACCTACAATGTTACAGTTAATGCATCTGGCAGAAAACTGTTAGATATTATTATCAGTGAAGCTGAAATGAGAAGAAACCGGAATGGGAAGAACCCATTTGAGTTAGCGTAAGGAGAAGAATATGCCACAGGAACAATTTAAAATAGACAACGTTGTTATAAGAGCACCGGATAGTTACAAACCGGTGTTCGCAACCACTTCTACGGAAGACTCTAAAAGAAGTCAGGATTTGATTATGCACAATACACCAATGGGAACAATTGGCGGGTATGACATGCAATGGGGCGAGCTTACATGGGCTGAAATAGCAACCATACTAAATACTGTACTTAACAAAAGTCAATTTACATTCCACCACAAAGACCCAACTGTTCCGGGAAGATGGATAGACAGAACATTCTACGCATCAAATTTTAATATGGCTGCGCAAACTTTGAAAGACGGGGAAGAAAAGTGGACGGATTTGTCTATTAATGTAAGGAGGATTGAGCCGATTTGATAAATGTATCTACTCAGTTGAAGAAAGAATCTCTTACAAACAGAAATTATTACGTGACAGCAAATGTTACATTGTCAAATGGTACAACTCTTAAGCTAGGCAAAAAAGACTTTTATCTGTCTGGAAATAGTCTCGTAGATTCAGCAGACTCTGGGGACTTCCCGGTGGGTGTAGCAATAGAAAAAACGGCAAGCTTATCATTGGTAAATGATGACGGACGCTTTGACGGATATAATTTTAATGCTGCAAGGTTTGTTATCTTTCTCAATGTGCAGTTATCTGACAGGATAGAAACTATAAAGAGAGGTACTTATATTGTATCGAAAAAGCCTGCAACGGCAAGCGAAATAAGTCTTTCTCTCTTAGATAAGATGCATAACACTGATAAGACATATGATTCTAACCTGTCTTTTCCTTGCACAGTCAAGGAACTGCTCTCAGAATGCTGTCAGCAATGTGGAATCACTCTTGGAGATGCAATGTTCCCAAATTCGGATTTTCAGATTCAGCAAGCACCATCTAATGCGACATACCGTACAGTAATCGGAATGTGTGCCGGGATAGCCGGTGGAAATGCAAGAATCGACGAAAATGACTTACTCAGGATTATTACGTTTGATAAGACATTTACCAATACGACTATTTACGATGGCGGAACAGTAAAAAATTGGACAAATGGTGATGATCTGGATGGTGGCACGCTTAATCCATGGACAACAGGGACTGTGATTGATGGTGGTACGTTAAGCAATAACGATTATCACGCGTTATTTTCAATTCAGAATCTACAATATGACGTAGATGATGTTATTGTAACAGGCGTCAAATATGTAGAAGATGAGACAGAATATATGTCGGGTCAGGACGGCTATGTAATCACTATTGATAATCAGCTATTGTCAGGAAATGCACAGGTGGGAGTCGAAGCTATTGGAAATCAATTAATCGGCCTACGAATGAGACCTTTTTCATGTGATGGAATCGCTAACGGATATGCCACTTTCGGCGATCCGGTTGAATTTATTGACACTAAAAATCGTGTTTTCAGATCATTTGCAACCGACATAGAGTTTGTGTTTGGCGGTGCAACTGCATGGGGATGTAACGCAAAGAGTGCCGAAGAAGATGTGAGCGAGTTTATTGGTGGACAGCAGGCAGTGGTAGAACAAGTAAAAAAAGACACAGAGAAAAAGCTATCTGCATATGACGTAAAGCTCAAACAGATGAATGAACTTGCAGCGAACACGCTGGGTTTCTTCTATACAGAGGAAGCACAAGAAGATGGTTCCGTAATTACGTACCGGCATGATAAGCCTACACTTGCTGATTCTAAAGTAATTTATAAAACAAGTGCTGATGGATTCTTCTTGTCAGTAGACGGCGGTCAGACATGGAAAGCCGGCTTTGATAGTAATGGAGATGCCGTTCTGAATATTCTCTATGCCATCGGTATTCAATCAGAATGGATTAACACGAGAGGTTTTACAGCAAAAGACAATAATGGGAATACGACATTAAGAATAGATGCCAACACAGGCGCTGTCACATTAGAGGTTGAAAACTTTACACTGAAAAATAGAACTATTGAACAGATTGCCAAGGACGTTGTGGATGGGTCAGTTCGTAATGTGACTATCCCGAACTATTATGGCACGTATACACCAACATTGCAGAATTATCCGGCATCTGAGTGGAAAAGTGAAGAATATGAAAAGCATGACGGCTCGATATTCATGAACTTCTCTACAAGTCAGGTATATATGTTTTCTGGGACTGATGGCACTTGGCGGGAACTGGATGCTGAAAAAATTGTCAATTTTGAAAGAGTTTTTAACGCTTTAACGGATAACGGTAAGCAAGAAGGAATTTATATGCAGAACGGACATCTGTATATAAACGCTTCTTACATTAAATCAGGTCAGATTTCAGCCGATTTGATTAGCTTGAAAAACATCAACGTTACAAACAGTTCTGGGGTATCAACATTTGCGATTGATAACTACGGAAATGTTACGCTCAGGCCTAATACATTTGCGTTAACAAACGGCGATACAATATACAGCATTGCGGAAGATAAAGCTTCGACAGCGTTATCAAACGCGAACCGCTATACAGACAATGCACTTAGTGATCTCGACATAGGGAAAATGTCTAAACAAGAGATTATTGATGTGCTAAGCGATAACAGCAATAATAAAGGTCTGTATTTATCAAATGGCAATGTGTATATGAATGCCGATTATATTAACACGGGTGAATTAGCAGGATGGAAAGTTGGACTTAAAAAGCTTTCAGCAAGTGGCACGTATGGAGAAGTAACGCTAGATGCTTCAACTGGAGAGATCTATTCAGAGACGAATACAGGAGTATATGTACCGGGGTACGGCACGTTGTATGGAACACGAATTAGAGGAATCAATCTTTATACAGGAACCGTACACGCAAGCTCAGCCTCGATTGATACTAGTGTTTCGGCGGGCAGCGTTTCGACATCAAAAAAAGTTGAAGCAGGTACACATGTAGAAGCTAGTGGACATTTCTACAGTGCAGGTACGGGGACAGACCTTGCAGATGCTTCTATCAGAGGAAAGTTGAAAGTAAGCGGGACAAAATCAAGATCAGTTTTGACGGTAGACTATGATGAACAGCTCTTTTACTGCTATGAAATGCCAACCCCATTCTTTGGAGATATCGGTGAATCTGTAATATCGGATGACGGGACTTGTATGATTGACATAGATGATATCTTTCAGGAATCTGCAAATGTCGGCATTAAATATTATGTGTTCTTGCAAAGAGAAGGAAAGGGTGACTGCTGGGTGGCTGAGAAAGAGCAAAATTATTTTATTGTAAAAGGAACTCCGGGACTTAAATTTTCGTTTGAAATCAAAGCAAGACAGGCTCAATATGAGCATATGCGATTTACTGATCCGGGAGATACGGCTTATACAGACGCAAAAGATGTAGAAATTCCGGAACCAGATTATGAGTCAGAAGAAACAGAAATTCCGGAACCAGATTATGAATCAGAGCTTATCAACGACAGATTGAGTATTATTAATCAGATGGAGGTAATATCATGAAGAAGATTTTAACAAGTTTTATGAATCTTAGCACCGGAGAAGGAAGCCGCATTGCTTATACCTATTCAGAAGTAGATGAAAACACAGGAAGCATCATCAGCCAGAACAATAAAGGTAATTTCCTTGTGATGAATGACGATGTGCAAAAAAATCTTGATTCCGTAAAGGATTACATAAAAAATAATTTCCTTTCATAAAGAGGTAAGTCTAATATGGCCGATACATATACAATACAATTCCGGCGCGGTATGTACGCCGATTTTGATACATCGAAAATTCGCCCCGGAGAGCCCGTTGCGATTCTTGGCAATGACCCGTCCGTTCCATCTGGTAAAGCCTTATACATTGCATTTGCGGCTAATGATGTAAGGCGGTTGTGTTCCATTGAGGACATTTCAGAGATGGTTAATGCCGGAGAATTCGTTGGTCCACAGGGTCCCAAAGGCGAAAAAGGAGATAAAGGCGCAGATGGTACCGTGACATTTGAATCACTGACACCTGAGCAGAAAGAATCACTAAGGGGCATCTCTATCACAGCAGTCAGTATTGACACAGATGGAAATTTGACAATAACATTTTCAGATGGTGATAGTGAAAATGTTGGAAATATTATGGGGCCTCAAGGAGTGCAAGGCCCAAAAGGTGAAAAAGGAGACGTTGGTCCGCAGGGACCAGTTGGTCCGCAAGGCCCGCGAGGAGAAAAGGGCGAACAAGGAAACGACGGAACGTCTCTTAATGTCCTTGGCACAAAAGAATCTGAGGCAGACCTCCCCCTGAGTGCAGAGAAGAACGATGCATATTTAATAGACGGAGAAATGTGGATTTTCGACGGCGCGAATTGGAACAATGCTGGCAAGATTCAGGGGCCGCAGGGGCCAGTTGGTCCGCAAGGTCCAAAGGGTGACCCAGGGCCACAGGGTGTAAAAGGAGACCCCGGAGAAAAAGGAGAGCAGGGAGTACAGGGCCTAAAAGGCGATACTGGGCCGCAAGGTGAAAAGGGCACTACATTCATTCCAAGTGTAGACACTGATGGAAACATAAGCTGGAGCAACACAGATGGAATCGCCAATCCCGAAACAGTAAACATCAAAGGGCCAAAAGGGGACAAGGGGAGTGATGCGACTGTCCCAATTGCTACAATTAAAATTCTCGGTAAGGTTAAGCCTGACGGCAAGACAACATTCATAGATGAAGACGGAACACTCCACGCAAAAGGCGGTGGCACAACCGTTACTCCCAAGCCCGTAAACAACCCAACGATTGAGAACTTAAATGCATCTGTCACAATTAAATGGCAAGACCCTGAAAACACGGTAATTAGTGGTTCAACATTCTCTACATGGGCTGGCACAAAACTTGTAATGAAAGAAACGGGCTATCCTGCAAATCCAGATGACGGAACGCTTGTGGTTGATAATGCAATTCGAGATAAATACAAAACCACAGGCTATACAGTCACAGGGCTGACAAACGGCAAACAATATTACTTTACACTGTTTCCATATTCTACAGATGGTGTATACAACTACGATGCAGGAAACAGACTTCTCGGCGAACCAAAAGAGGATTTGAAGATTGTCGCATTTGCCGACGGAACAGACGCAGAGATTGAAAAGATGATTGAAGCGCACTACGCAGGCAAAATCAACATTAGCGACTATTGGGCGGTCGGCGACAAGAGAACCATCCATCACAATGCCATGGATGCAACTGGCGTAAGTGAGTCACACAGAGCGAATGATTATGCCTATGTAATTATCGGAATCGAACATGATGACTTAGTGACTGCTATCAATGGCAAGACTAAAGCCGCTATTACAATTCAGACAGAACGTATGTTGTATTTAGACACTACGACAGAATATAACACCTCCTATAATGTATCACATGAATGTGGTTATATAAACGGTTCAAGTACAAATAGTGGTGGTTGGGAAGGCTGTGCAAGACGTACGTGGTGCAATAATGTGTACAAGAAATGTTTGCCTACTTATATTCAGAATATGATGAAGCAGGTCAAGAAGTTGGCATCTGTAGGAAGCCGTAGCAGTACGATTAAAGTCTCAAATGACTATGCATTTTTACCTTCTGAAATTGAGGTTTTTGGCAGTATAAAGTATTCTTTCGCAGGCGAGGGAGAACAGTATCAGTACTTTAAGAACGCAACTGCTAATAGATATAAGAAACCGTACTTTAGCAGTAATTTCGTGTCTGGCCGCTATTGGGAACGTTCGCCTTACTCCAGCAGCGGAAACAAATTCTGTCATGTGGACATGGACGGGGAATCGTACTACAGCGACGTCAGCTACGCTCTTGGTGTTGCCCCCTGCTTATGTATCTAAAATCCTAGCAAAACCCATCTACCGCCGTAAGGCGGTTAAAAGGATTTGCGGTACTATTTTTAATCAAAGGAGATGATAATTGTGGATAAAAAAGAAATTGCAAATATCTACAAAGCCATCAATCGAGTTTCAAACAGGCTGAATGAGATGTCTGAAAAGCTTGACTCGGTGATGCGGATGCTTAATGCGGAATCTAATCGTAAAATTCTGATTAATGGTGATGGTATTGACGGTCTAGCTGAACTTGTATCAACGCATGATTCGGCACTTGATGAACTGGCTACTTTAGTTGCAACAATCAGAGGTGAGAATAATGGTTAAATTTTACGAAGAAAGAGTTATTAATGAATTGAAAAAATGGACAGATGTTCCCGAGTTGTGGAATAAGAAGGTAATTGAAAGGCTTCAAAAGGATGGCTATGTACTGAATGAGGACGGGACAGTAACAGAATCAAAACCAGGGATAGTGAAATAAAATACGTGCAAGGGAGAAAATATGGAAATTAAAGGAATTGACGTATCATCTTATCAGAGTAAGCCAGACTGGGCGAAAGTATCGAATTCTGAAATTAAGTTTGCAATATTGAGAATCCATCAAAAATCTGGAACTGATTCCTCTTTTGAGCATAACTACAAAGGATGCAAGTCAAATGGAATCCTTGTCGGCGGATATAAATACAGTTACGCTCTGACACCGGCACAGGCAATTGATGAAGCTGAGAGCGTAATTTCTGTTCTTGGCGGACGCGGAATGGACTTTCCAATCTTCTACGACCTTGAATGGAGTCAGCAGAGAAACCTTGGAAAACAGGCGATTGAGAATATTGCAGTAGCATTTCTGACCAGAATCAAAAAAGCCGGTTATAAGGTCGGTATCTACTGCAATCTTGATTGGTACAATAACGTTCTGTCAGACACCCTGAAAAAGTACGATTGCTGGATTGCTCGTTATCCGGCTAGTGATAATGGCTCTGTACAGGAAAGATTGCGTCCATCTGTTGGTGTAGGCTGGCAGTATTCCAGTAGAGGAAAAGTATCCGGCATTAGTGGTAACGTTGACATGGATGTATTCTATAAGGATTACAAAGAGGAGGTTTCTGCAATGGATAAAGCTATTGAAAAAGTGATTCTCATTGCAAAAAATGAGATTGGATACCTTGAAAAGAAGAGCAATAGTCAGCTCGACAGTAAGACTGCAAACGCCGGTTCGAACAACTATACGAAGTATTGGCGAGACATTAAGCCATCATATCAAGGACAGCCTTGGTGCGCAGCATTCGTGAGTTGGTGTTTTATGGAAGCATTCGGACAGGAAAAAGCAAAAAAACTGTTGAAGCACTGGCCCTATGTTTACTGCCCAACACTTGGTAATCTGTTTACAAGGAACGCTAATCCAAAGATCGGTGATATTGTAATTTTTTATCATAATGGAACTTTCACCCATACCGGCATCGTAACGGCTGTAATCGGAGACAGGTTCTATACCATCGAGGGAAATACTTCTGGCGCATCTGGAATTATTGCAAATGGCGGCGGTGTCTGCGCAAAGAGTTATCTTAACAGCCAGATGCCCGGAACTAAGTTCTGTACACCAGATTATAGTATTGCATCTGTACCCGCAAAATCTGAAAATGCATTGCCTAATACCGCACAAGCAGGAGAGAAATATATGTTTAATCCAGAAACAGTAAAAGCAGGAGACAAAAATACATCTGTGCTTCTCTTACAGGAAATATTAAGAGCCAGAGGCTTTAAAGGCAAAAACGGCAAAGCCCTGAAACTTACATGGACAGCAGATGCAAACACGATTTACGCTCTGAAAGCTTATCAAGAATCTAGGAAAGATGTTCTGGAAGTGGACGGAGTCTGTGGACCCGTCACATGGAAAGATTTGATTGCCATATAAAAACATCCCGGGGTTAATTCCCCGGGAACTTTATTTATAAACATATTTTGTATCATTTCGGAAGTTTTAGACTGTTATCGTTAGTCACACGTTAGTCACAAATAAAAATATTGTTTCCTAATATAATAGTGCCAAAAACACTGTATTTACAGGCATTTGCGCAATTTTCTAAATTCTATTTGTTAGTCACAATCAATAAAATTAGAATAATGAAAATGAAATGTGGGAAATCCTTGCAAAATCGCTGAAAACGTTGATTTTAATAGGGTTTCCGGCATTTCGATAATGATATTTCGGTTGTTTTAGAAAGATTAAAATGGGTTCCGTTAGTCACAGTTAGTCACAAATGGAACTTTTATCTTTTCTATTTCTGTCCGGAGTTCTTCCAGTGTTCTGTGGCCGTACACAGCGTTTGTAACATCTCCACCAAAAGAGTGGCCGAGCATTCGTTTTCGGTCATTCTCCCGGACACCGTATTTTTCGCACAGTGCGGAAAAGGTGTGTCGGCAGTCGTGCGGCGTGTGCTTCGGATCACCGACTATTCCTAAACGTTCCAGTGTAGGATAGAACAACGCTTTTCTGTGATGCTGCTGAGTATACACGCATAATTTTCCATCTTGTGTCAGCACTTTCTGTTCGACAAAACGGTATATAGCGGGATGTATCGGAACAATTCTGTTTTTACCGGCTTTTGTTTTGATGCCGCCTTGAAAGTATCCTTCTTCTAAGTTGGTTGTAAGTTTTAGCACTTCCCCGATTCTCCAGCCGGAGTAACACATAATAAGAATGAGCTGAACTTCTTGATCGTCGGTATTATTCCACAGCACTTGCATTTCCTGATCAGAAAAGGGCGTTCCATGTTCGGTGTCATTATCAGCATTGACATGGACATATAACGCCTTATTTTCCGTTACGATTTCTGAGTAAACAGCATATTTATACATCTGCTTGAACAGCGTAAGAATCGCCATAAGACTCTGACGCTTTAACGGGCAGTCATCAATTACCTTTTGTAGATCAGGCGCTTTTAAATCCTCGAATACACGATTATACAGAGCCGTGCAGTTTGAGTAAGCGGTCTGGTAAGCTATCTTTGAACTATAAGAAAGTTTTGAACCCTCTGGAAACTTCCATGCGTAAAACTTCTTATATACCTCTGAAAACGTCAATTTCTTGATTTCCGGGTGTTTATCCTCGACGCCCTTGATTGTATTGTAGTCGGCAATCAAGCGGCTTATAAGAGTATCTATGTCAGTTGTAGGGGACACCTCAAGAGTCCGTTCCATGCCGGGTTGATATGTTCCGGCTTTGTAAGCTGTCAGGACAGTGAAGCCTTTTATCCAGTCATCTACGTAGCAGATTGCCGGCGGACGTTTTAGTTTGCCATTATCGCCCAGTGTAGCTGGCGGATGCACTGCGAAGCAGTTTCTCCGGTTCTTGCCAAGGTACCGAATAGAGCCGAAGTTATTCGGCAGTTTTGGATATTTCTTTCTTTTCTTCGCCATTTTTATTCCTCTTTTCTTTATGTAGCTGTTTTTAGGTATAAAAATAACAGTCGAACAAATTTTCTGGGTTGTTCGACTGCTCCGAAGATGATACAATATGTTTGCCAGAATATTACATTTCTTCGGAGATGTATAAACGCCGTCCCGGTACGCCAATGCCGGGGCGGTTTTTATTTTATTCTATTTCTTCAATATCAAGAGAATATCCAAGAACTTCTCCAACGTCTGTGCATTTTCCTTTTAAAGTAACGGTGTCGCCCTTTGACATAGATGCTATTTTAGATTTTTGATCGTCGCTCTTGATGTAACACTGGACTCCAATAATCTCAAAATCTCCATCAGCCATAAGGTCAATATATTTTCCGGCTGCATCAATGTTACTGAGCTTTCCGGTGATCTCAAGATGTTTGCCTTTGTATTTATCAGATGCACCCATTGCATTACTGTCAAGATCAGACATCATATCATTGACTGATACGGCTGTATATTCAATTGGTGTAGGTGTATCAACTTCTTTTGTAGATTCCGTCTTTGCAGATGTGCTGGAAGTGGATGTAGTACCTGAATCCGAATTTCCGCCAACGGCACCGATAACACCAACGGCGACAACCGCTAAAACTACCCATTTAAGTTTTCCACCTTTTTTCTTGCTCATAGAATTGCTCCTCCTAATAGCTTTATTCGCCACGCTTCGCACTTTTTATGCGGATTATGTATTTTGTACCGCTGATTTTGCAACATTATGTAAAGTACGGTTATATGTGGTATTTTTATTTTATCATTTTAAGAGCATATTGTAAAGATTTAGAACGAAATAGAGTGATTTAGATGAAAAAGAAATGTTTTTTTCTATAAAATAGTGAGAGTTCATGTATATCATTGGCAGTTGCCAAGAGTCGGAATAGATGGTATAATAGCAAAAACGAACTAATGTTCGGTTCTATTTCCCACAGCCGAACATATACTGTAGTGTAGGTGGTAGTTATGACAGGGAGGGTTATTATGGATTATAAGAAAGAGATTATTGAGATGATACAGAAAATACATAGTGAATCAATGATAAAATTTATTTACGGGTGTGTAAAAAGGGCTTATAAGGAAGAAAGGGCAGGAAAATGATTCCTACCCTTGTGTTTTAGAAAATAAACTTCTCAAAAAAATCACATAACAAATCTTTTTTATCGGGCGGCAGGTTATCGTATTCAAGAATTATTCTTTTGAAACGAGGGTCTGACTGCTCGATTTTTGTAACTACATCTCCAAATTCAATATCAGGGTCTTGATTCTCTTTTAAATCTGTCAAATCTGACATTCTTATTCGGAAATAATCGGCTAAGGCTCTAATCTTTCCGGTTCCCGGCATCGAATTGCCTTTGCACCACATATTAAATGTAGATGCGTTTGTTCCAATGGCTTCAGCGATTTCCTTTTGCTGTTTCCCACTTCTTGAAATGTACTTATTAAGATTATTCGAGAAGATCTTTTTCTGCTCTTCAGTTGTCATGGTCGTCATGATTCTTTTCCTCCTTACATTTTGTATTGTACATCATATTTATAAAAAATTCAATAGTTAATTCAATTATTTTGAATTTTGGTGTTGACAATTCAATACAGTTGAATTATAATAAGCTCAGAAGTTAAGAAAGGAGATGAGCAAATGCCAAAAATTTCATTAGAAGCTGTTCGAGTAAACGCAGGATGCAATCAGAAAGAATGGGCTGAAATATTCGGTATTTCCAATGCAACTGTAGTTAATTGGGAAAAAGGAAAAACAGAGCCGACATTATCACAGCTCAGAAAAATGAGTGAGCTTTCTGGAATTCCTATGGACTTTATTTTTGTGCCAAATAACTTCAATTAAATTGAATTAGAAAGGAGCATAAATGGACGCATTACAATTTAATAAAGCCGTCAGTCAGCACTGCAAAGAATCTGGTGGAGACTGTTGCAAATGTGACCTTCGGCTTTACTGTTACCTATCGCCAAGTGAGCGACCAGATGAGTTAGTGAGCCTGGTTATTGATTTTTTGCATAACCACATTGAAAACCATGGTCATTATACCCATCACAGTGCGGCTTCATTTCCGTGTATTGATGATATGGACATGAGCACCGCAGTAGGCGGCGACTGTTACCAGAAACCTCATACTCTTCATAAACAGTCACATGTTTGTGAATCTTGTGGCAGTGATACAGTCGAGTGATTGTTTCAACCATATAATTCCCCTTTCGTTATACTTGGCATGTCGGTGCCTGTAAATGCATTATAGGTAGAGGGGAAAGGAAATACAATAGGTGATAAATAATGGGAGCAAATAATTTTACACATTTTACCGGAAAGAAATCTCCATTCAAAACTCAAAAGAGAAAGAAGAAATCAAAGGTAAAAAAATTCATAAAAACAAATATGAAAGGAGCATGAAATGAGCGAAGTTGATACTTACATCAAAGAAAATGCAGAAATTCATCAGTTCGCTGCAGAGGTCGCAAGAATCATATCAGGAATCCCACAGATGCCGGAGTTCTCATCAGAGAATATGACCGTAGCCGATGCGAGTCAACTGATCGGACTTCCTATTACAGCAATCCGAGCAGGGATTGTGTATGGATGGTTGCCGATTGGCGTAGCTGTGCAGAATAACAAGCCAGCAAAAAGCCTTTCCGGTGGCCGAATCACATACATCATAAGCCCTAGGAAAGTCTATGAAGTAACCGGTCATGTCTGGAAAGGCAAAGAGGCTCTCAATAAGTGAGTGCCCCGGAGGGAGATTGGGCCTCCGCCCCGGAGCTTTGCACCCACTAAAGTACCTTAGTGGATAGATACATTATAGTTCTCTATCTGCTAATTGTAAAGACAAAAAAAGAATAAATAAGGAGAAATTAGCACGATATGAGTGAAATTAGAAACGAAAATCAGCCAACATGGACCGATATCGAAGTAGTGCTTGCGACTGAAATTGTCGAAGAAAGCAAGAAAAAGTCAAAAAGATGGTTCACGGCATGGATTGTAACAGTTGCCGCACTGGTGGCAAGCAACCTTGCGTGGATTGCAGGAGAAATGAAATAAAATGAAAGAATATATGCTAATTGCTGTTTGTATGCTTGCCGGGAAATATGTGGATATACCTATCTGGTTGAATATTTTTTTCGGTATCTCGGCAGCATGGGCAGTACGCCAGATGAAAGCAGACTGGCAGTAGAAAATAAGGAGGATAAGAAGATGTTCGAGAAAGAGATTGATGAAATATATGGATTATGCAAAAGAGTTGTGAACGAAGTTCCGACAGCAAATATCACCTTTGATTTTTCGGGCTACGGTTTGGGAGTAAGAGGGGTTAAAAGGGAAGAAGATGTTCTCCTTCTCAAAGACAAATTTAAATGGGATTTGTACCAAAACGTATCTTTTAACCCATTTTATGAGAAAGAAAGTCGTGAAAGCCTCAGAATAATCAAAGCTTTCTTGTTGGAACTTCTGATAGATGGGAGGTGCCCGTTAGATGCTGAATCAAATGGAGCTGAAGCTCCTGCCGACAATGGAACTGATAACGACAGTAAATGGGCTTCTGTCAGAGCTGAATAAGCGGAAGCAGTACATTATTGACTGGGAGAACCCGGACATGTATCTGAATCATCTTGAATATCACAGTGCCAGTGGGTTGCTTCCGGGTGGCAGTATTAGCCCTGCAAGGGGAGATGGTTCTGACAATGTTTACTGTTTTTTTAGCGAGGTGGAGAAAGATGCAGGAGAGGATTAACGAAATTCTTAATTTGATAGATGGGCAGCTTTCTATTGTGACAGATAACCCCATTGAAGAATCATACAAGGCAAGAATGCTAGCAAACTATGTACAGGCTCTAAATGGGCTTTTAACGGCTCAGAAATCGTATAAGGAGGAAAGTTCCGATGAATGAAAGAGAGGTTATAAGAAATCTTTTAGAAGCTTTTCGTTTGAATGAGCGATTCGAAAATCTTCTTTTAAATGAAGTGCAAAATCACCAATATAAAATCTTTGGATTTATGGAAATTGATATAACTATAAATTCAGAAGAAGTAGAAGTTCCTGTTTTGTCAAGCGCCACTTCTTTTATTTCGAAAGCAATAGAAAAAATATTGGATATTGAAAGAGATTCCGAAACAGGAGATGAGTGTACTGAAATATTGTGTGATTACGCTACAAATAATAATTCTTGTGAAAAAATAGAGGATTACGTGGAAAAGCTTATTCAGCTAAAAGGAAGAGGTAAGAAAAATGAGTGAATTTGAAATCCGTATTCCGGCGAGAAAGAAACAGCCTGCAACTGATAAGGATAACCCGGTCGTGAAAGTATCAACAGACGCTTACAATGCACTGGTTGAAATCTATAACGAATCAACCTTATCAATGAAAGATATCGCAAGTTTGCTGATTGTTGAGGGCAGCAAGCATGTGGTTTATGACAAGGAGGAATAGTAATGGCAACACCCGTATTAATTATTGGAAAATCTGGTTCTGGCAAGAGCACCAGTCTTAGAAACTGCCAGAATGAACATTGGAATCTTATTAGAGTATTGAATAAACCGCTTCCGTTTAAAGGAAAGATTGACGGATGGTTTACAGATGATTACCAACAGGTAATGAAGTGTCTGATCGCATCAAAAGCGGAGTCAATTGTGATTGATGATGCAGGATATCTTATTACGAATCATTTCATGAAGGGACACGCTTCTGCCGGAAAAGGCAATGCAGTGTTCGCTCTGTACAATGATATTGGAGACTATTTCTGGAATCTTATCCAGTTCATTGTAACAAAAGTACCGCAGAATAAAATTGTTTACCTTATGATGCATGAGGAAAAAGATGACTCCGGGGAAGTAAAGCCTAAGACAATTGGTAAGCTTCTGGACGAAAAAGTTTGCATCGAGGGCATGTTTACCATCGTTCTTCGATGCATCGAAGAGAGTGGAAAGCACTTATTTGTCACTCAGTCCAGTCAGGGAGCGGTAAGTAAGTCCCCGATCGGGATGTTTGACAGTTTAACTATTGATAACGACCTTGCAGAAGTTGACAAGGTTATCAGAGATTATTATGAATTAGGAGGAACAGACAATGCAGAAACCAAATAATTACGATACTACACAGGCAGCAGGAGAATTTGAACCAATTAAGCTTGGTGGTCATAAGATGGTAATTAAGCAGATATCAGAGAAAAAAACACAGGGTGGACTCGATATGCTCGTTATCTTGTTTGATTTCGCAGAAGGAGACGAACAGGCCGGCTATTTCATGAAACAGTTTGAGAACGATATCCGTCCAGACAAGAAATATCCGAATGCAGGTACTAATTACATGGTTATTGATGAGGGTGTAGATTATGGTGTCCGTAACCTTAAAACATTTATCACATGCGTAGAAAAATCAAATCCGGGATTTGCCGTTAAGTGGGGCGATAACTTCGGGCAGCAGTTTAAAGGAAAGCTGATCGGTGGAATCTTCCGTCTTGAAAAAGACTGGTACGATAACAAAGAAGTAAAACGTCACAAGCTTGCATGGTTCCGAAGTATTGAGGGAATTAAGGATGCAGATATCCCAGAAGAGCGTACCACAAAAGCCTATGACGATCATCTGAAAGAAGAAGCTATCATGGGAGCAAATCCGTCAGGTACGGACTTTATGAGTATTCCAGACAGCGTGGCAGATGATGTCCTTCCGTTCAATTAAAAGGATGTGTTTTTAATGGTTATACAAGCAGACACAAGAGAACACAAAAAGGAATGGGAACGGATTCAAAAACAGTTTGATGACCTTGGAGTGCAGTATTTCAGATCAAAGTTATATTGTGGAGATTATCAGTCGCTTGACAACGCAAAGCTCTGTATTGACCGTAAGAAGGATTTACAAGAGCTTTGTGGAAATGTCTGTCAACAACATGAAAGATTCAAGGCAGAACTTATCAGGGCACGTGAAGCCGGTATTCAGCTGATTATCCTATGTGAGCATGGACCAGATATTAAATCAGTTGGCGATGTGTATTTTTGGGAGAACCCAAGGAAACACAAAGTTATCTGGAGGACGATAAACGGCAAAAAAGTAAAGACTGTAATCTCTGACAAGGCTGTTGATGGCTGCCAGTTGTATAAATCTCTCTGCACAATCAGAGATAGATACGGAGTCCGATTTGAATTCTGCACGAAAGAAGAAACTGGGCGGCGGATCGTGGAGCTGCTGTCATGACTAAGGGAGAAATCAAACAGTCAGTAAAAATGCCAGAAATTCTCTCCAGGTACGGGCTAAGGCCGAATAGAGCAGGATTTATATGTTGCCCTTTTCACAAGGAAAAGTCAGCGTCCTGCAAAATCTACGATGATTCCTTTTACTGTTTCGGCTGTGGAACTGGCGGTGATGTGTTTGATTTTGTGATGCAATACGAATCCGTCCCTTTTAGTACGGCGTTTATTGAGCTGGGTGGCACTTATATATCAAAAAAAGGTAAAAGCCGCAACCAGATCAGACATGAAATGCGAGATATTAAATCAAAAAAACACAACCCTGTTCAGGATCCTAATGAGATTGAGCAGGTAGAAAAGAACATACTTATGTACGAAACAGCACTAAAAACGTTCCCTCCTGATTCAGAAGAGTGGTATATGTGCCAGTTTAATCTTGAGAAAGAAAAAAGCAGATACGAAATGTTATCAGCTAAGTCAGGAGGTGAGAAAAATTCTTGAAAATATTGAAAACTTACAGGCACAAGACTTTATGGAAAAGCAGTTGTATGAAGAGCTTTTTTCAGTAAAAAGTAAAATTGACCGCTCAGAAATCAAGTTTAAGCTGATGGACCGGGCAAAAAGTGTGAAAGCGAAGCATATAGCAGAAGAGTTCATAAAGGAATTCCAGAAAGCAGAACAGGAAAAGGAAAAAGAAGAAAAAGTAAATCGTTCTATGCAGTTAGTTGAAAACATCACAAACTTTTATCCTGATTCTGTTGATAAGGAATATCCTAACATGGCTTGTGGTAGCTGGATAGCTACAGAGAACGGAATATTTTCCTCTGAAACATCTAAGGCAAGAGAACTTGTATGTCACCACCCGATCATGCCGATACGTCGTCTAAAAAACATCGAGACAGGAGAGGAACAGATCACGGTGGCTTTTAAAAGGGATGGATATTGGACAGAAATAACTGTTCCAAAAATTGACATTGTGACTTCCAGGGCAATAACTAATCTTGCAAGGTTCGGGGTGCAGGTCAACTCAGAGAATGCAAGGCTTCTCGTAAAGTATCTGGCGGATGTTGAAATGTACAATGCCGATATGATCGACATACAGCACTCTACAAGCAAACTGGGGTGGCATGGTAATACATTTGTCCCTTACGACCTTTCAATCGTTTTTGACGGTGAATACCGCTTTAAAATGCTATTCCAAAGTATACAGGAAAGTGGAGACTACTTCAAGTGGGTGACTCTGGCTAAGCAGCTACGATCATGCGGACGATTGGAACCGCGAATAGCACTGGCAGCATCTTTTGCGAGTGTTCTTATACAGCCGCTTGATGCGCTACCGTTCATCGTAGATTTCTATGGGCAGACAGGAGGCGGAAAGACGGTAACAATCAATATAGCGGCATCGGTTTGGGGGAATCCGGCACCGGGAGCCTACGTTGGGAATTTTCGTTCAACAGATACATCATTGGAGACAAGGGCAGATATGCTCAATAACTTTCCGATGATTCTGGACGACTCGAAGAATGCTTCTCAGTATATCCGGGATAACTACGAAACATTGATTTACAATCTCTGTTCTGGCAAAGGAAAAGCACGTTCAAATAAGGACCTCGGAGCAGCTAAGGAAAATACATGGAGTAATGTGACTATTTGCAACGGTGAGAACCCTATTTCGGAATTTGCAGATTCCGGCGGAGCTATCAACAGAATTATTGAAATTGAATGTTGTGAGGATATTTACGAGAATCCAGCAGAGATTAACGGCATTGTCGTGAAGAACTACGGCTTTGCTGGAAGAGTGTTCGTTGGAAATCTCAAACAGTTCACATCGGATGATCTGAAAGAAATGAAAGCCGAAATTGAGAAAGGTTTTGACGGATATGACTTTCCAGCAAAGCAGGTAATGGCAATATCTACACTTCTGCTGGCTGACAAATTAGCTACAGATTTCATATTTAAGGATGGACGTGAGCTGACGGTCGAGGACGTTGTAGACATACCTACACGCAAGAAAGATGTATCAGAAGGTCAGAGATGCTATGAATTCATTCTTGAAAGTCTCTCAGTGTACGGACAGCACTTTGATGCGCAATTTAGCTGTGATCAGTGGGGATTCAAGGAAACGCCAGATGAATATGGAGATGTATATGTATATTTTTATCCGAAACCTCTTGAAAACCTTTTGAAGAACAATGGATTCTCCAGAAAAGCCTTTTCGGCCTGGGCGATTAATCGAGAGTTAATCAAGCACACAGGAAAAAGAGATACGGTACTAAAAAGAGACGGTGGAAGTGTAATGAGGCTTATTGCGGTAAAGATTGTTGATATAAAAAGTCTTGAAAACGAGCAAGAAAATGAGGTTATTGAAACTGGTTTTCTGCCAGCTGATGCCGAAACAAATGTTCCGTTTTCGTAATTTGTAACCATGTAACCGTTGTAACACGAAAAAAAACATCCTATAGGAGAAAGTTTGAGAGTGTATAAAAAACATATACTCTAGTGATTCTCCTATATAAAAACCTTGGTTACATTGGTTACACGGTTACACACCTCTGAAGCCCACATAAAATAAGGGTTTGTGGCGTAACCAGTGGATTAAAAAAGCCGGTTACACACGGGTTACAAAATTAAAAAGTATATGCAATTAGATTTATTATAACAAAATTAACTGAATATTGCAAAAATATTCAGTTAACATAATTATTACAAGGAGTGGTTACAAAATGAAAAAAGACGATCTCAATAAAAAGCAAAGATATGCATTAGATACAATGCTGTCTGGCAGTAATGTTTTTCTGACAGGTGACGCAGGAACAGGCAAGACAACGGTTATCCAAACGTTCATCGATGAGGCGGAAAAAGCTGGTAAAAATATTCTGGTATCCGCCACTACTGGAATTGCAGCGGATAATATCGGATATGGGGCAACTACCGTACACCGAGCATTGAATATTTCAATTAAATTTGAGGACTATAAGAAAAAGGTGAAATCCAGAGCTGAACTTCTGAAAGAAGCAGATGTTCTTATCATTGATGAAATCAGCATGTGCCGGTTCGATTTGTTCAATATGATTGCAAAGACGATCATCACGGAGAATGAAGAGAGAGCAGTTGACAGACTTCTGATCGGAGAGGACAAAGAAGACATTCAGTTAATCGTGATAGGTGATTTCTACCAGCTTCCGCCAGTTATTACGACAGACGATCGAAAAATTCTCTGTCGGATGTATGGATCTGATTATGGAAAGGGTGGAAAGTATGAACATGGATATGCTTTCATGTCTGAATACTGGAAAGAAATGGGATTTGAATATATCAAACTTGATGAGGTATGTAGGCAGAATGATGAGGGATTTAAGTATGTGCTGAATGATATTAAATATGGCAACAATATTAGAAAATCCATTGCATATCTGGAGAACAACGAATCAGACAAAGTTATACCGGAAGCGCCGTTCTTGGTTGGCACTAATGCAGAAGCTGACAGAATTAACAATACTTTCCTTGGCAAGTTGGATAAAAAGACCGAAAAAGTGTTTCATGCAGCAGTTGACGGCGAGCTAACATCTGCCGATATTAAGAACATTGCATTTGCCAGAGAGGACTTAATTCTTAACATCGGTGCAAAAGTGATGATTACAGTCAATGATTTGTCTGGAAACTACGTTAATGGAACGATTGGCATCATTCAGAAAATTGTGGAAAACGGAGAATTTGAAGAATCTTATCTGGTTATCAAAACTGATAAGGGCAAAACAGTTAGCTTATATAGATACAATAAAGACATTGAGAAACAGGTTATTGAGGAATCCGAACAAGAAAAGGATGGTCGGAAGATCGTGAAAGAGAAGATTGTCCGTAAGAAAGTAGGCTCTTTCTCTCAGTTCCCGGTAAAACTTGCCTGGGCAATCAGCATTCATAAATCACAGGGACAGACATTTGAAAAAATCAACATTGACCCTTGCTGTTGGGATCCTGGGCAGTTCTATGTGGCTGTTTCCCGGGCTAAATCAGCTAACGGCATACATTTTATCAGACCGATAAAACAGAGCTATATCAAGGCGTTTAGCAAGGATAACGAGCGACTTCTTGAACAGAGTTTTGAGATAGAAGAAGGTGTATAAGTATGAGAGTGACGCACGAGCAGATACCGAACACCATAAAGTTTTTACAGATTGACTTTCCGGCACTGGTCCTCCAGACTGCCGGAATTGAGGCAAAAGATGAATACTGGCAGCAGGTAGTTGAACAGATCCATGTTGTATCTGAAAAATATAACAAAAATGGATTTGTAGATCACATGCTTGTTGCTTATTCGAATTATCTTTCCAAGATGTTTAATAAGGCAAAAGAATTGGAAAAGGAGAATCAAAATGCCGTACAACACAAAGAATAGATACGAACAGGGACAGGCTCTCAGGAAAGAAATTTATATGTATATCGTCAGTTATATTAAACTGGTTGGATATGCACCGTCGATTACAGAGATTTCTGAAAGGGTGGATGCCGGGAGAACTACGGTCTGGAAGCATATCAATAATCTGGTTGATGATGGTTTGCTCAAGACGAACCACCCCAGTACCGACAGGGCATATACTCCAGTTGGGTACGGAATAAGAAAGATAAACAAGGAGATAAAATGAAACTTTATGACATTGTTGCAGCAGACGGTGAATTTGTAGAGTCCTTGACACAAAGAGAAATCATGAATAAATTCGGACTTACAAAATGCAGATTCCGTACATTCTTGGATAACAGCTATCTGATTGACGGCAAATATTGGATAGATGACTCCGCTGAAGATATGCAGGTGACTAGAAACGGATGCCGGAAGATGTTAAAACAGTTTGATGCTTTAACAGAAAACATAAGGAGGTTTGTTGGATGGGAAGCCTAAAAATCAAGCAGAAAAAGAAAGCATTCATTCCATATACAAATAAACAATCTCATATGTTCGCACAGTCTATCCAGAACTGCCAGAAAGAGTTAAAAGAGATGGAGTTAAAAGCCTTTGATGATGGGTTCGAGGATGGAAAGAACTGGTCTGACGTGCTGAATTTTGTGATTTTGTTCTATGTAATGCACGAATTACATGGATGGGGATGGAAACGTTACATGAAGTCCGTAAAAAGAATTAATAACTACATCAATGATATCAATTCTGGAAAAACATCATTGTCTGAAATGGTTGATGATTTGGAAAAGAAGCATCACATTCAGATTTGTGATGATTATAAGGAGCTGATTGAGAGATATGGAGCGTAAAGCTGCACCGATGATTTATATACAGAATAACGGACAGGTAGCATTTGGGTAAATGAAAGTAGGACGAGAAATGAATATTAAGTTAAAAGAAATCAGCAGAGACGATTTAAAGGTAGGAGATACCGTCGGAATTGCCAGAACGGTGAATTGCGGGTGGTTATCGACGTTCCGACATAGAAAAATTATTCCGGTTAAGATTACAAGAATCACTCCAAAAAGAACCAAGATCGAAACAGATATATATGAAGAACATGGAAAAGGCGAAAAGTTTTACGAATACGATGAAAATGCCAGAAAAGAAAATGAACTTCTGGCTGAAGCTATTGGAAAAGTACTTATGAACAAAATGGTCTTTCAGATGCCAGAGGATAGCGAGGTGGAAGCATGATTACATTCTTATTAGGATTCACCCTTGGAACTATATTTGGAGTGGTTAGTCTTGTATGTGTGGCGATCATGTACGACAAACACCATCCAGACGAATAGAAAGGAGAACAATATGCTAACAAGGAATAAAAAGCTGAAAGATTACGGGATCCCGGCAGAGGACATTGAATATATGTGGTTATGTTAATAAGGATACCAAAGATTTATCTGTCAGAGAGTGGATTTGTCCTGAATGCGGAACAAAACATGATCGAGATATAAATGCTGCGATCAATATTCTTAACGAGGGGTTAAGGTTGCTAGAAACGGCTTAGATATAACGAGTACGGTTGGTTTGACCGGAATTTACGCCTGCGGAGTTAGTAGGTTACGAGGACGTAGAAGCAGGAAGCTCGTGACTTTAGTCATGAGTAATTCACGAAATTATAAAAGGTGGTGGAATTAAATGAGCAGACTGATTGATGCAGACGATTTAATTGAATATATTAAAATCTGGGAAATTGGAAATAGTATTAGTTCCGACCAAAAAGAGTTTATTGACTGTATTAATAGACAACCAACAGTTTTTGATGTAGATGAAGTTGTTCAACGGTTGGAAATGTTAATCGAAAATAAAGTTTCAGAATCGGGTGACGATTGGTATACAGCTCAATGTCTGAATGAAGCAGTTGAAATTGTGAAAGGCGGTGGGAATTGAATGGGTAGATTAATAGATGCAGAAGAATTGAAAGAACGATTTTGTGAAGAAAACTGTGGCAAAAACAGATGTGTTGATCACATGGATAAATGTGCATGGATTTTATCAGTAGAAGAAAGTAAAACAGCTTTTGATGTGGACAAGGTTGTGGAGCAGTTGAAAACAAAAAAGGCAAGAACTGCTGCATTACAGAAAGCATCGGAGTATTTCGAGGGTGAAACTGATGCGTTTGAAGTTGCAATCAAAATCGTGAAGGATGGGGAGAGTTGAATGAGCAGTGCAAGTACAATATTCGGAACAAAAGCGTATGTATGTGCAAGATATTTTCTTAGGCCGGGAAAGTGCTTCAAATACATTGGCCAGCACGGCGAGGACGTCACAGAACACGTCTATGAGGTCATGGCATTATATTCTTATTGCGTATTGTTAAGAGATACCAGAAACGGAGTCAGGACTTGTCCGGGATATAACACTTTGAGCCTGATGCTGAGAGGAAGTGAAGCGTATGAGTAAATCAGTATTAGTGATAGACGCACCAGAAAATTGCTATGATTGCCCGTTCGGAACTTCATACTGCGGTGAACTTGAATATGTGGGTTATTGTGAATTAGCTGATTGTTTAGATTATGATGTAATTCTGATGACAGAAGAACATTATGATTACGAAAGCAAATCAAGACCTAAATGGTGTCCATTGAAGCCATTGCCGGAGAAAAAAGAGTATATCGTTCCGAATGACAATGTAGAATCACAAAAAGATATTATTGCGGTTGGTTGGAATGCCTGCTTGAGAGAAATTACAAAAACAAGCGATGAAAATGAGCGATAAAAAGCAAGCGATAAGAGGTGAAGTAGATGGAGAGATTAACAGAAAGAGAAAGAAATGTTGATGGTACAGGAGTTGCAAAAGAAGAAATTACGGATGGATTATTAAAACCGTTTGCGGATAAAATTCTTACGAAACTTGCTGTTTATGAAGACTTAGAAGAACAGGGATTGCTTGTGAGATTGCCGTGTAAGGTTGGAGATACGGTTTGGGTGGTAACATCGCCAATTAATGTGTTTGGTTATGATGAATATGATGGAGATGCGGAATATGAAGTATATGAATCTTTTTTATCAAGCGTATCTTATTATGCGTCTGGAGAACAATTCAGAATTTACGCAAAAGTAACGAATAGTTTTATTGTGGCATACTTTAGAGAATGTGATTTTGGAGAATCTATATTCCTCACCCGTGAAGATGCTGAGAAGAAGTTGGAGGAGATGCAGAATGGATGATTATTTCTTTCCTACTATTGTTTGTGAAATAAAAGATTTGAAACCACTTAAAGATCTTGGCGATATTTTGAAATGTAAATTTATTTTTTCTGATTTTACTCTTAGATTGATTGATGGAGATAAAGTACATGAGGCACTTATACAACTTTACAGTCGAGAGTTATTGCTTGATGAAGGAATGGTAGTAGTTCCAGAGCCTATACCAGAAAAAGAAGATAAATTTCCGGAAGTGTCGTATTATATTCAATTTTCAGAAAAATATGGCATGCAGATAATGGTGGGACAAGTTACGGATGTCGAGGATGAAGTATATCGGAGATACGAAAAAATTGACCACGACTATTGTACACTCATAATACGAGCATTGATAACCATAATGGAAAAGATTGAATCAAGGGAAAAAGCTATAAGAAAAGTAGATAGAAGCAGAAAAGTCAATAGCAGGGGGAAAAATCATTTGTCAAAAAAAGATAATAAAATTTTTCTTCTTGATGATTTGATTGAATATGTTGTAGAGAATAATCTATATCAAAAATCCGTAAAACATAGTCAAATCAGCTGCCCATGTTGGAGCGTAAGAGGACATTACAGAACGTACAAAAGCGGTAAGAAAGTATTTGTAAAGCCTTTCGAAAAAGGAAAGAAACGCGGAAAAGTAGCACCAAAACAGCATGTTTATACGATTTGAGAGGAGTGATAAATATGCCAGACAAACCTACACCAGACATAACGCCAAACCTTGCTATATCAGCATACCACGTACTACAGCAATATTGTACTGGACAGCCAGCGGATTGCAAAGGCTGCGGATTCTACGAACACTGTCCAGAATGTTTTCGAGGCATGCCATGCGACTGGAGTTTGAATGAAGAAGGTGAAATAAATGAAGCTGAGAAAGGCAACACTGATTGATTACGGAGTGCCGCCGGATGATATACCGACATTACAAAGTCACTTGCGGAATCTTAGTGAAAGCGACAAATACAATCTGTTACAGGTATCTATCAAATATGCACCCGGCATTGAATCGCAAATCTATGACAGCATCGTGAACGGTATCGGCTATCGGACAATGGAGAAGATCAGGACAGTTCCTGCAACAGAGAATGACTTTTACGGATACAAACGCAAGGTCATGGCGGAATATTATCATTTAGCCAAACTGATTGGCAGACTTTAAAAAACTTAAAAATTTATAAAAGTGGTAGAGAGCTAAATCTCCCCAGTGTGGTATTATATTTGTATATAACTGCTATACTGGGGTTTTTTTTGAATTGAGGTGATGACATGGCGAACTTAAAAGCAGTTACAAGAAAACTCCAAAAAGCTATATTATCCACCGGATTAATTATAAAAATCGGAACATCACAATTCTACAGCCATGAGCAGGAACGATTAATTACAGTAACGATCATATCAACACCAGTGCTTAGACCAACAAAACGTGGTGAATGGAAAGATTGTGATTATGAAATATTACGAACTGCATCCCAGTATGATGTAGTCATGTGCTTAAAAGAAATATGGGAGGCGTGCCAAGAATGGAAATAGATAGAGGTGATTAGATGGACTTGACGCCTAAACAGAAAGCGTTTGCAGATGAATATATAAAGAATGGCGGAAATGCATCTGATGCCGCAATAAAGGCTGGATATGCTGAGAAAAACGCAAGAGTGATAGGAAATCAGAACTTAACAAAACTTAACATTTCTGAGTATATAGCTAAAAAGCAGTCTCTCATCGAAAAGCAAAAAGGCACTGATATCATGTCTCTGGCGGAAATTCAGCAACGCCGCTCCATGATTGCAAGAGGTGAGCTGACTGATTCATTCGGGTTCGCCCCGGACTTCTCCGATCAGCTAAAGTCCATGAATGATCTGGAAAAAACGCTTGCTATAAAAGAAGCCAGAGAAGAGCAGCGGAAAGCAGAAGAAAAAGCCAGATTGCAAGGCGAGTACCATATTGATCTGAATATTGTCCCGGACGTATTTCATAAAATGATTAGGGATATTCGAGCAAAGAAACACAGTGAATACATTCTCCCTGGCGGACGTGGTTCCATGAAGTCCTCAACTATATCTCTGATCATACCGGAACTGTTGAAGAATAATCCGAACATGCACGCTCTGATTCTGCGAAAAGTCGGAAACACTATCAAAGATTCTGTTTATGCTCAGATGAAATGGGCTATTGATAAATTAGATCTAAATGAGGAATTTACCTGTAAAGTATCTCCCATGGAGATTACATATAAGCCTACTGGACAGAAGATATACTTTCGTGGTGCCGATGATCCATTAAAGATTAAGTCCATCAAGCCGGAGTTTGGTTATATCGGCATTGTCTGGTTCGAGGAACTTGACCAGTTTGCCGGTCCGGAAGAAATACGAAATATTCAGCAGTCTGCGATTCGTGGCGGTAACGAAGCGTACAAGTTTAAATCATTCAACCCGCCGAGAAGTAAAAATAACTGGGCAAATGAATATACGGCAGAAGCAGAAGAAAAAGATGATAGTGCACTGGTTGTGCATAGCACATATCTTGATCTTGACATTGAGCAGGAATGGCTCGGAGATATATTCCTTGCAGATGCTGAACATCTAAAAGAAGTAAATCCAGACGCTTATGACAACGAGTATTTAGGACACGCCAACGGAAATGGTGGAAATATCTTTGAATACATCGAAGAAAGAACTATCACAGACGAAGAAATTAGTCACTTTGATAGAATCTATCAAGGTAATGACTGGGGATGGTTCCCGGACCCGTATGGATTTATCAGATTATATTATGATTCTGCCAGAGAAACAATATACTTCATTGATGAAATTTATGAAAATAAGAAATCAAATGAGTGGACTGCAAAAGAAATTAAACGTCGTGGCTACGATGATTACACGATCACAAGTGATAGTGCGGAACCTAAGTCAGTAAATGATTACAGAGATTTCGGATTGCCTGCTAGACCAGCAATTAAAGGGCCGGGGAGCATCGAATACTCCATGAAGTGGCTGCAAAGAAGAAGACTCGTGTTTGACCCTGCCAGAACTCCGAATGCAAGAAAAGAGTTTAAAAAGTATGAATACGAGCGAGACAAAGACGGAAATATTATCAGCGGCTATCCGGATAAAGATAATCATCTGATTGATGCGACCAGATATGCCACAGAGTCAATGTGGACCAGAAGGGGGAACAGTGCATAATGAGCAAAGTGAATGCAGTTATTGTCGGGGAAACCATTATTCCCGTGAAGGATATTGTAAGTGTAAACGCAAGTTACGGGGAGGTCGAAATTGAATATAGAGAAGATATCGAAAAAGGCGTTATGCGAACAGTGAAACTGAATACACCATACAGAAATACTGGCGTTATCGTGGGCGACAATATAGGTGATGAATAAATGGGAATTTTATCAACGCTAAAAAGGTGGTTTAACATGATTTTTAAAAAACAAGCTGAAGAGGACTTTAATATCCAGGCAGCAGAGTTTCCAGAGATGGAATCACTGATTAACCGGTGCGCGAACATTTACAGGGGAGTACCGGAATGGATAGATGACAAGAATAATATCAAGACGATTAATTTCGCGAAATCTGTGTGTTCTGAGACTGCCAGACTTGCAACACTGGCGATTGGCATTCAGATAGACGGTTCTGCAAGGGCAACATGGTTGCAGGAGCAGATAGATAAAGTATATTTCCAGATCCGGCACTGGGTGGAATATGGCTGCGCTTACGGAACCGTGTTCATTAAGCCGAACGGCGAGAGCCTTGACGTATTTACTCCGGCAGATGTGATGATTGTGGATTACGATAATCAGGAAATCAAAGGGATTATATTCAAGGACTCTTATACTGTTGGACGGAAATACTATACACGGCTTGAATATCATAGATTTATTGAGACCACCGTGGATGATGTAACAACCTATCCGTATTATGTTTCTAATAGAGCCTATGTGTCGAAATCCCCTCAGTCAATCGGAGACAAGATTGACCTTAAACAGACCAAATGGGCTGACCTAATGGCAGATACGCCGCCGATACTCAAGGCAAACGGGGAGAAACTGGACGGACCGTTGTACGGAGTGTTGCGGACACCACAGGCAAATAACGTGGATATTAACGCACCATTGGGGCTTCCGATATTTGCCGAAGCCATTGAGGAGTTAAAAGACCTCGATATTGCATATAGCAGAAACGCCGGAGAGATTTTTGATTCGCGGAAGATTGTTCTGGCAGATGATAGGCTGCTGATGCCAAGCGGTACACCTGTAGCAGCCATGTCACCACAGGGCATGGAGAACAGACGGAATGAAATGAACTTACCACACTTTGTCAAGAACGTATTCGGACAGGACGAGAAAGAGTTCTATCAGGAAATCAATCCAATTCTCAACACAGATACTCGTATAAGCGGCATAAACGCCCTTTTAAGCCAGTTGGGATACAAGATCGGATTTTCTAATGGGTACTTTGTTTTCAACGAATCTAGCGGCATTCAGACAGCCACAGGAGTAGAAGCAGAGCAGCAGAGGACAGTGCAGTTCATTAAAGACGTTCGAGACAAACTGGAATCCTGTCTGGATGAAGTAATCTACGCATTAAATGTTTACGCTGACCTGTACGGGCTTGCACCTGTTGGAGCCTATGAAGTCAATTATGATTTCGGCGATATCCTGTATGTGCGTGAAAACGACCGTGCAAGATGGTGGCAGTATGTGACTACTGGCAAGGTTCCGGCATGGCTGTATTTCGTGAAGTTTGAAGGAATGACTGAGGAAGAAGCGAAAGCAATGGTCAAAGAAGCTCAGCCAGACGAACCAAAATTATTCGGAGAGGAGTAAAAAGATGACAGATAAACCAGTAACGCGAGAAGAAAAGTATCTTGCGTACTTGACAGGTGATTACAAGGGCGAACTCCCGAAGCCAATCACGCGAAAAGAGAAGTATTTATACGAATTATGCTTAAAAGGAATTGGCGGTGAGATTTCGCCGGAAGAAATCAAGAATGCAGTAAATGAATACCTTGAAAAGAATCCGGTCAAGCCCGGAGCCACGGCAGAACAGGCACAGCAGATTGAGCAGAACAAGACGAACATTGCTTCACTGAAAGAGGAAACTAGTTCGCTAAAGGAGGACTTAGATAACATATTATCTCCTAACTTATACAATCCGGCAGACGCAAAAGAGAATACAGCAATAAGTCAGGGTGATGGCACTGAAATGTCTTTTGATAACTGGTTTGCAACAGGATATATTCCCGTATCTAAAGGAGAAGTTCTGTATTTTAGCTCAAATGGAGAACCAACTCCATATTCTACGGGCGCGTTTTACGACAAAGACAAGCAGCGGGTAGATTCCTTTGGCAACCCTAATGATAATGATAATATAGCAGTCACGTCTGATGGGTATGCAAGATTTTCTTTCGGTTCAAAAAAAGAAAAGCTGCAGATTGAAAAAGGTTCAAGAACCGCATATGTTCCATATGGTGAGCTTAAAATCAAAGCCGATGTGGATAATATAAAGAAAGACACTGGTAATATAAAACTCGAAGTAAGTGAAGTCAAAGCCGAAGTTGTAAAAATACAGGAAGACCATACAAATCTTTTTAATAAGAATACTGTGACCAAAGGTGCTGTGTTATCAGAAAGTGGTTATTTAGAAACTAGCTTTTCTTCATGGGATTCAAGTGATTACATTCCTGTAAAACCGGGAATGGTTCTCTATTTCAGCAGTAATGAACTCCCTATCGGCGCAGCAAGTACCGGAGCATATTTTGATGCAGATAAAAAATATTTGTCTGGCATAAACAACGAACCTACAGTATTAACAGTTCCCGATGGTGCGTATTATTTGAGATTTTCTAAAAATGAAGGTCTTGGAGATGCTTTAAACACCTTGAAAATTGAGCAACATGGTATTACTAAATTTACTCCGTATGGAGAGCTATATGTTACAGTGAATGAATCTGCATTGCCGAGTTCGATTCTTCCAAAGTGGAAAGGATTAAAGATTCTTACACTTGGCGATAGTATTACCGCTATGGGTGGTGTAAACGGATGGACGTACTGGATAAAACAGTACCTCATTGCTGATAAAGTTGTTAATGTATCTGTTGCAGGTTCTACATGGCAGGATAAAGTTGCTAATCAGACGTATGACGGAAATCCACAGCCATCTACGGATGGCAATGTAATGGGAAATCAAGTGCAAAAAGTGCTAAATGCAAAAGCAAACGGAGATGCAGATTATCAGGACTTTGATGTAATTACATTCTCGTTTGGAACAAATGATTCTATTGATTTCTCTGTGCAGACAAAAGAAAATGTGGAATCACAGTTTATCACGAATTATGCTCAGAATAATTTTACAGTTGTTCCGCTTGAAAGTGTGAACCGTCAGACATTGGCAGGTGCTATGCGATATGGATTTCAGAAGTTGCATGAAGCTTATCCGAATGCAGTGATTTTCATGTGTACACCAACGCAAGAATGTTATGAAACTTTCGATAGCATTTACCAGAAAGGTGATTTTATCAATTTTGTTGCCGATAGGCTTGGAGCAGAAACAATCGACACTCGTAGATGCGGAATCCGAAATATCTACGAAAGCCAAACAACGATTGATTATGACCATCCTGACCAATCTGGTGTTGCACCAATTCAGACCGATTTGCTTGACGGTATTCATACCAATGAAAACGGTGCAAAGAAGATTGCCAAATACAATGCGAGGGAAATTATGAAATATTTCATGATTAACTAAAGAATGCTTTAGTTAACCAGTAAAAAAAAGCCAAAACATATACCACAACATTTATCGAAAGAGGTGATATACTATACTTAGTCCAGAATATTTACGCCGGATAACAGAGGGCAGTGAGCAGATAGCCGAAGAACTGCATCAGTATATCATCTCCGAGATCGTGTCGCGGATGATGGCGAGAATCGGCAGAGGCGAGGACTATATTCTGACTAATGCTGATGCATGGAGAATCAGAACGCTACAGGAATCCGGTGAACTGCTAGAGGACATTCTGGCGGAATTATCCAAATATACCAAACGTGAACAGCAGGAACTCCTTGAAGCGTTTGAAGATGCCGGAATCACTGCAATGAACTATGATGACAAGGTATACAAGGCGGCAGGATTAAGCCCTGTACCGCTTGAACAGTCACCGGCTATGATAAGGCTCATGGAGCGGAATATGCTTGCAACTATGGGCGAGTGGAAGAACTTCACACAAACAACCGCAAGTGCCGCTCAGAGACTCTATATTGAGCAATGCGACCTTGCATATAATCATGTAATGACTGGAGCAGTTGGATATACGCAAGCCATCAAAGAGGCAGTTAACAATGTTGTAAGCAATGGTGTTACAGTAACATATCCATCCGGTAGGCGTGACACTATCGAGACTGCGGTTGCTCGTTCTGTCAGAACTGGAGTCGCACAAGCGACTGGAGATATTTCTATCAAGCGCATGGAAGAAATGAACTGGGATTTAGTTCTGGTCAGTGCTCACATGGGAGCCAGAACAGGTGACGGCGGTGAGAATCCGGGAAATCACGCATGGTGGCAAGGAAAGATATACTCTCGTTCTGGCAAGAGCAAGAAATTTCCGCCGTTCTCATTGACCGGATATGGAACGGCAAGTGGACTGTCAGGGGTCAACTGTCGGCATAGTTTTGGAGCCAGTGATGGAGAATTTAACCCCTATACAGAACTATCAGTACAGGATAAAGCCAACAAAGGCAAACAGTACGAAAAAGAACAACGGCAACGTACTTACGAGCGAAGAATCCGCAAGACAAAGCGTGAAGTTCTTGGACTGCAAGCAGGAGTTGACAATGCACCGAACGAAAAGGCGAAATTCGCATTACAACAAGACCTTGACCGGAAGTCTTATCTTTTACAGAAACAAAATTCTGCATACAAAGATTACTGCAAGCAGAATGACCTGAGAGAGCTGCAAGACCGGCTCATGATAGCGAAGTGGAACCGTCAGAACGCCGCTAAAGCCAGAGGAGCGGCAAAGAGATATAAAACAGCAAAGGGGATTGACTGATGGACAGATGGGAATATTACAATCCGAATCCTGTTAAGGATAAAAGAACAGGAGATTGCGTTGTCCGAGCAATATGCAAAGCAACTGGCCTTGACTGGGAAACAGTATTTGCCGGATTAATGATACAGGCATGTGCTCTGTCAGATATGCCATCAGCTAATTATGTCTGGGGAGCGTACCTCTATAAACGTGGGTACAGACGCAAACTAATTGAACAATCAGAACGTTATATCTATACAGTCGATGATTTTTGCACGGACCATCCGACAGGCACGTACATTCTCTGCATAGATGGTCATGTAGTGACGGTACAAGAGGGCAAATATTTCGATACATGGGATAGTGGTAATGAGATCCCGGTATATTACTGGGAAAAGGAGAGCAAATGAGCATATCAGAATTTGTACAGATTTTTCTTTCTATCTGCGGAGGGGTGTCTATTGTCGGAGGTGCGGCAGCCGTAATCTTTAAATGGATTACCCCGGCATTCCGACTTAATAAGCGAGTAGAGACACTGGAAGAACATGATAGACGAGATTATGAAAGTCTTCGGAGAATCGCAGAACGAGATTCATTAATTCTGGAAGTGTTATCAACCATGCTGGATAGTCAGATTAGTGGGAATAATGTAGAAGAATTAAAAAAAACAAAACAGAAGCTTACAAATTATCTTGCGCAGAATCAACGTTAGCATTAATAAGGGGTATGCTCATGAAATTATATGTGTTCACAAAGAAAGATATAGACAGATTCTTAATAGAGTGTAATTTCACACCGGACGAAGAAAGATTGTTCCGATTGAGATGCAAGGAATATACGCTCGAATACTGCGCCGAACAGATGAATGTGAGTATATCCACGGCGAAACGATTAAGCCGGAGGGTGAATAATAAAATAATTAAAGTGTGTTAAAAATATGGAGAGGATATTTCTACCCTCTCCTTTTCTTATTTCTCGCAATCTTCCAAGACAGCTCGTTCTAACAGCTGTCTCACATAATCCGGGCATTTGCTCTTTCCGGATTCCCAGTTTTCGAGCGTTCTAATCGGTATGTTGTACCTCCTTGAGAATTCTGCTCGGGATATCTTTAAGTGTTCACGCATTTCCATGGTGGACATATTTTCTTTTTTCTTCAGATCATCTTCCATAGATTCTTTTGTTTTGTAAGACATGAATCCTACCGCGGATGGGAAAATACGGGTGTAAGTGGTTTTGTTTTCGTCAATCCATTTAATGCTCACATATACTTTTGCACATAAATATGGCCATTCTGGACTTAATATAGTACCGTCCGCATATACACAAACATCGCATTCTTCAGCAATAGAATTATCATATATGATACGATCGACTTCTTCTTTAAAGAATTTCGCACGGCAATAGGCCACGATGTCGTCTAACTGGTATCCGTCGCATTCAGGCATAAAACTTTTGATCTGTTTTCGCTTGATCTCCCATAGATTCGTGCTATAATCTTTATCCATTTTAACGAGGCTGTCGACAAATCCACCGACAGGAGAGGGATTTAAGATTTTGTAAGCTACATCAAGTTCGGCGTCAGATTTTCCACAGCCTTTCTTGAAATCATGCATTAATTCATCCATCATGGATTCAAATTCAGATTGATTATATTTATACATACATTTCGTCCCCCTTTATATCAATGTTCTTTGACATATTTATGTATACGCTCATATAAATTCATTTCATTTCGGTTCGCCATTAATTCGCTTAAATCGTTTGAATCATAATTTGTAGAATATACGGCATAACTGCGATTTTCGATAAACCATGAAGCTTCTTTGATGTTGCTAAGAATCTCCATATCTTTAGCTCTTTTTTCTGCGCGAGCATGTCTGTCTTCAGCTTCGTATTTTCTAACGAGAGCAGATAAATATGAAATCATGTTTTTTCTTATATCTTCAGCCCATGCAATCTGTTTTGGACTTCCGACGAGTTCAACTAATTTTTGTTCCATTGTTTTCGCTTCCTCCCATGCTTTCTTAAGACCGGAGGATATAGTTAATGCTGACTTTTTAACCAGTTCCCATGCTCTTTTCATGATTTTTGATAAGTTGTATTTCTTCATTTCTGTTTCCTCCGTTCCTTTGATGATTATATAATACCACCAAATTGGTGGTATGTCAATACTTTTTCGATACTTTTTCGGTCTGTTTTTTAATTCTTTTTCATGCAAAAATATAATCAGAAAGGCGGTGTATAAGATGGCATTATATAACAATCCTTATCAATATAGTTTTGGCGTTCCTGGGCAGATGAACCAATTTCAGCAACAGCCTGTCCAGATTCCAGCTCAACCAGTGCAACAACCCCAGCAGAATAATAATGGAATCCTGTGGGTATCTGGCGAAGTTGGTGCAAAATCCTATCTGGTAGCACCCGGGACAAGCGTTTTACTGATGGATTCAGAATCAGAAAAATTCTTTATAAAATCCACAGACGTTTCCGGTATGCCACAGCCATTACGAACATTTGAATACCATGAGGTAGGCACTCATATGCCACCTAAACAGCCTGTTCAGAACATGGATAGTAAATACGTCACCAGACAGGAATATAACGATTTAAAGGGCAAATACGAAGCTATCATAAACCGATTAAATTCATTTTCTGAGCCTGTCAGCGCTAATACCATACAGGAATCAGCAGTTAAGGGAGGAAATGCAGATGAGTAATCCATTATTTAACGCACTTGGCGGTGGGATGCCGCAGGGAAATGGGCCAATGCAGATGATACAGCAGTTTATGCAGTTTAAACAGAATTTCAAGGGAGATCCGAAAGCAGAAGTCGAGAAAATGTTGCAGTCTGGAAAGATTTCTCAACAGCAGCTCAATCAAGTTCAACAGATGGCAGGGCAGTTTCAAAACCTGCTGAAGAATATGAGATAGTACATTACAATCTGGCCAGATTGATGTAAATACACAAAAAGGAGATTATATTATGGATGGAAATTTAACAGCATCAGACGTTGCTCTTTTGACAGGAAACAACAGAAATGATGGAATGTTTGGCGGAGATGGCGCATGGTGGCTTATCGTGCTTTTCTTGTTCGTATTTTGTGGATGGGGAAACAACGGCTGGGGCAATAATGGAAACGGCGGCGGATATGCAGCCACAGCAGCTACTCAGGCGGATATTCAGAGAGGATTCGACAATTCCGCAGTAATCAGCAAGCTTGATGGAATCAATAACGGTCTCTGTGATGGATTTTACGCAGTGAACAACGGTATGCTTACCGGTTTTAATGGAATCAACACAAACATCATGCAGACCGGCTTTGGAATCCAGCAGGCAATCAATGCTGATACTGTAGCGAATATGCAGAACGCCAACGCTTTACAGGCACAGCTTGCGAACTGCTGTTGTGAAACCAGGGAAGCTATCCAGGGCGTAAACTACAATATGGCACAGAATACCTGCGCATTGCAGAACACAATGAACAGTAACACAAGAGACATTATTGACAGTCAGAA